CACCACTAGCTATAGAGTTGGTATCAAAGAATGGTATCTCTACTATTGCCTCAACAACTGTTCCAGAGTTTAGCTTTACAATCCTTGCTCTGCCTAGGCCATCTTTCACTTCTATGTATTGGTTGACATCATCTGCATCAAAAATAGATGATCCTGCTGTAATTGTAATACTCCCATCTACTGCTGATGGCGTAATAGTTGTTGATGGCTCTGTCGTTGAGGTAGTAAAAGCATGGAAAGGCACATGGTCAAAGGTTATAGCTGATATGGTCCAAGAGCTATCACTAGCACCTCTTACTACTTTGAATGGTGTCATATCCTCATGCACAATAATAAGTGTATCAAATGACTGTGCAAAATCCATAGTTGCTAATCTTGCAGAACCTATAGATGTTGTAAGATAGTCGTTGCCACTACTGTTGATATTTGTAACTAGAGCCTTGTCTTTGTAGACATACATTCTGTTGTTTACAAACAACAACATATAACTTTGAGTTGTAGAAAATTCAAATGGTATTAGCCTTGTGCCATTTTCTGGTGAGCCACCACTATCTATTTGTTTGATGAATTGTAACCCTTGCCTTCTCTCAACACCACCTTGTGGCTGTATCGTTACATTTCTTGCCTTATCTAAAGCGTTTGTGTACTGGTTGATATCTATTCTTGATTTCAGAAGTGGATCAATCTCACCTGTTGTAAAGTTAGTTTGTATGGTAATAGCCCTACTCATGCTATCACCTTACATCTGTCAATGGGAAATCTACTATTGCATAGCTTGGTCTACCACGACCATCTATGTTCATTGCTTGCCTTAGATATCCACCTCTGCCATTTTCTCCTACTCCACCTAGGGCTATGGTTCTCCAGTAATCTGATTTCGTTGTTTGGTCAGTTACTGGCTCTGCTAAATGCCAAGCCATCATGTAGACAAGAAGTTGCACGAAGTAAGAAGGCATGACACCCTCTGTAATTGCTGATGTTACAAAGTCAATATAAATTGTTTCTTCGTTAGTAGCTATAGTTGGGCCACTAGATGTATAGAGTATCTCGTAGTTCTGTACTGGCAATATTCTTGTGGAGCTAGAGTTGTAAACTTGTAATGGTGTTCCACTTATTGCAGTTGATGGTAGGTCATATTGGTATGCCCACTCATTTACTGGGGTTGTTGATGATCGTGATAGTTGTTGTTTGGTAAGTGCGAATGACCAAGGGTACATAGAAAGAGTTTGTCTTTTGACAGTCTCATAGATGTTGTTGCACACAGTCGCTGCATCATTTGTTGTATCTGAAAAAGAAGATATTGTATCTGCACCGAGAAGATTGAGTGCTTGGTTGCAGATAGTTATGTTTGTATCACCACTTGCCATAGTCAGTCCTTGTAGTTAGGGGAGGCTGTTACACCTCCCCATAGTCTTAGTCTGAGTCAGTAGCTGAGATAGCTGTGC